ATGTGCAAGAAGGTAACACCGCTACATTAGCCGCTGTATATGCAGGTGCTTCGCTGTACCGAGGAAGTTCGGGAATATCATCAATTACTTGGGATGCTCCAGGAAGTCTATTTTTAACAAATTCATCATTCTATCTATACGGCATAAAAAACAGTTAAGGGAGCAAAATGACAATAGCAATTGAAGTAAATTGTGAAACAGGGGAAGTCACTGAACGCCCATTGACCCCTGAAGAAATCGCAGCCAATGAAGCCGCCTTCGCCCAGGCAGAGGCAGATCGCGCCACCGCCGAAGCACAAGCCCAGGCAAAGGCTGAACTCAAGGCCAGTGCAAAGGCAAAGCTAGTGGCGGGGCAACCGCTAACTGCCGAAGAAGCCGATACACTCGTTCTTTAATACTTAGATTCGGGGGAATCAATTGCGTTTTCATATTGTGGCACTGCCACACACACAGGTAACAAAAGATTTTGCAGGATGCGCATTTACTGAAAAGGTGCGCCGCTTTTGTATAATGATGAGCGATCTAGGCCACGAAGTTTTCTTGTATGCAGGCGAAACCGTTGAGGCACCTGTAACCGAGCTGATTACTTGCGTTGCAGATTCAAAGCGTGCAGAGGCGGTTGCAACCGTTCCCCACTACACCCAGTTCCCATTTAATGGGCCTTTGTGGGATGAATTCAACACCAACGCCATTACCGAGATTGGCAAGCGCATTGAAAAGCAAGATTTCATTTGCTTGATCGGCGGCAGCGCACAAAAGCCAATTGCCGATGCCTTTCCTGCCCATATGTCGGTGGAGTTTGGCGTTGGCTACGGCGGTGTGTTTGCCAAGTATCGGGTGTTTGAGTCCTACGCCTGGATGCACTCAATCTATGCAGGGTGGAAAAACCCAACAACGGCTGATGGCCAGTTCTACGATGCAGTGATTCCTGGCTATTTAGAACCTGAAATGTTCCCATTGGGCGATGGTTTAGGTGATGAAAATGGCGAGTATTACCTGTTTATTGGTCGCTTGATTGATCGCAAGGGATACCGCATTGCCCAAGAAGTCTGCCAGCGACTCGGCAAACGGCTGATACTGGCAGGGCCTGGTGAGCAGTCAGGCTACGGTGAATTTGTTGGCAGCGTTGGCCCTGCCGAACGCGCAAAGCTAATGGGCGGTGCCACCGCCACCTTTGCCCCAACTCTTTATGTTGAACCCTTTGGAAATGTCGTAATTGAATCTCAGGCTTGCGGAACCCCAACAATCACAACTGATTGGGGCGCATTTACAGAAAACAACCCCGATGGAATCTCAGGCTTCAGGTGTCGAACCTTGCAGGAATTCGTGCAGGCAGCCGAAGGGGTCAAATACCTAGATCGCGCCAAAATCCGCAATCGTGCGGTATCGCTCTACAATCTTGATACTATCGGCCTTCAATATGAGGCCTACTTTAAGCGCCTTTTAACCCTTTGGGGCGATGGCTGGTATGAGATGGGGGAAAATGAATAGAGGCGAAGTTTTAGATGAGGCCAAACGCCTTACTTATGGTGATCGCAATGTTTCCTACGATGAACCACGCATTAACCACAAGCGCATTGGCGTTTTGTTAGGAATTGTTTTAGAACGATATGTTGAAACTGCCCAACCTGGCGATGCCGTACCACCTGAAATTGCAGCTTTATGTATGGCAGCAATGAAACTTGCACGATTGTCAGCGATGCCAACACATTTAGATTCTGCAATTGATTTGGCGGCTTATGCCGCGATTTGTGCCGAACTTGCAACACATATAGATTAAGACTTAGGCGCGAAATCGCCCCCATAACGAAACCGCCACCTGCAGCCGTTCCTGCAAGTGGCGGTTTCGTGCTTTTAATTTAATCTTTCAGGTATTCCTTTAAGTAATAGATAACAACTTTGGTAACAGTTGAATGATTGGCTTTTGCCTTTTCTTTCACGGCTAACCAAAGTTCTTCATCAATCCGAATTGATCGCAGTGGAGTTATCACAACACCACGCACTCATTCATTGAACCCCAACACCAGCCAAGAAACTCGGCTTGGGCGCTATCGGTGCCAACCCACCAAAGGTTGCTGGCAACTTGCCAAATCAAGATAATGCCAACTGCAATTGCAATTGCTCGTACACGCTTGCCACGCTTTGTAATCATTAGATGTTCCCCAATTCGTCAATAAAGGCAATTCCAAGTGCAGAGTTCACAATTGCCCTGCGCAATGCTTGCTTCATCTCATCAAGATCGCCACACTCGCTTGCATTGTTTAAGTCACGGCTGATTTGGTACAAAGTATCGCCAGCATCAATAACTAAGTTTTTCATTGCACCCATTTATTTCCACCCCATTCTGATTTCGTAACATTCTAAACATTCGTGAAGTCGTGCAATTGCTTCAAACTTAATTCCGCATTTAATGCAGGTGCAGTTGTATGACATTAGTTTGACTCCCAACCTGAAACTTCACAAAGCATTTCTGAAATATCTAATGGGCAGGCATACTTAAAAACAGTTGGTGCATAAATTTCATTAAGAGTTTGTTGAACATCCTCATCACAATTTTCATAAATTTCTAATAAATCGTGAAGAAATGATTGATACTTGTTAATTGTTTCTTCCATTTGTGCAATTGCTTCAGCCTTTGTATAAGTCTGATCTGTTGAAATCCATTGTGCGTTCATTATGCACCTGCCTTTGCAATGTAAGCAAGAATTTCTGCAAATGATGGGTCAGCCATATCCGCTTGTGCTTCTTTTGCTATCTTGATGATTTGCTTTTTTGTTGATGAACCCCAACGGAATCCGTCATACCAATTGTTGATAAAATCTTGAATCTTCTTTGCAGATTCCATATCAATCTGCAAACCTTCAGCAATAATTTCTGTGTAAGTATTCATTATGCTATCCGTCCTATTGGGAGCCGTTCCCCCAATAAGAAAACCTTAGCACCTGTATATACAGACAAGCAACATTGACCCCCAAGACACATAACGATTTGATAACGGGATTTAGGCGTGTTAGGGTCGGCTCAAGGCGTGGAAACCCGAAGAAATTGGGGAATTGCTAGGGTTTTCACGCCTTACCCCTACACTTGGCCAATGACTACTGTAATTGCCTACCAGGGGCCTGATTTTGCCATTCTAGGGGCAGACAGTCAGATTACAGACGGGGATAGGCGCATCATCAGCCCTAGCACCCCCAAGATCGTCAAATTGGGCAAATACTTGCTGGCAGTTCGTGGCGATTGTCGGCCAGGGGATATTTTGGCTTACAACTGGAAACCACCGCTTTACGATGGCACCGACCCAGTTAAATTTATGGGCAAAAAGATGATTCCAAGCATCATTACCGCGTTCAAAGCTAATGGCTATGAATTTGATAAAGATGGCGCAAGTTTTGGGTTCCTGATTGCCTTCGGCGGCAATGTATTTGAAATTGGCGATTCACTCGACATTAGCCAAAGCGCCGATGGCCTTTACTCAATCGGCTCAGGCTCTGCCTACGCGCTTGGCGCATTGGCGGTGCAGGTGCCGAACATTGGTGAACCTGAAATCCTGAACGCTTTGGCAATTGCCGCCAAATACGACATTAACACCGCGCCACCTTTTCAGATCGAGGTTCAGCGAGTCTAGCGGGTTGCCCTGTTCAAAGGTGTGTAGTATGTGCGCACCTACTTTGAACGGAAAGGAAAACAAATGTTTTGGTTAGGCTTAGTTTGCGGATTCATTGGCATTATTTGCCTGTATTTAATCATTATTGCAGCTTTTGAAATCGGTGAAGGCCGATGAACTTTGAAAAGCAACCACGCGACCCGCTATTTTCACTTCATAACCATTCAGACGGACATATTGCGCTTTATCTTGAGGAACAAGATGCCGTGAAGGATTTGGTGCAGGATGTTGTGGGCGCGTATGAGTTAGATGATTTGGACTTATTGCGCCATTCGGCAGATCGTTCAGTTAAATCTGAAAACTACTTTGAACACCTTGATAATGCCCGCGACAATCTAGGCGAGAACGCGCCATTGCTTTGCAATATGAGCGAGCAAGAAGCGTTGATTTTGGCTGAAGATTTGATTCGAGCAGTTAAGTTTGCACGCATTGGGCGCGAGGCTCAAGGCACTTACCCAGCACTAAAGGTGGTTGAATAATTTAATGTCTAAAGCCAAACAAAAAGGCACGCTTGCTGAAACTGCCCTAGTGAAGTTCTTGCAAACTGCAGGATTTCCAGGGGCAGAAAGACGGGCGTTGGCTGGTGTCAATGATCTAGGTGACATTACAGGCACACCTTGTTTGGCTTGGGAAGTTAAAAATCACAAGACCTATCACATTCCCGCTTGGCTGAAGGAAACTAAAGTTGAGCAGGATAATGCCGAAGCAGACTTTGGCATTTTAGTAGTAAAACCCAACGGTGTCGGCTTAGATGCTGGCAAATGGTGGGCAATTATGAGCGTTGAGGATATTACAAATCTTTTACGCGAAGCGGGTTATGGAGACAAGCATTGAACCAATTTGAGTTCTTTGTTGATCTACCCCGATTTGATAACGCTCAGTGTGCAGATATTGAGGACAAAGATTTATTTTTTCCTGATAACCGCACACAAGAGGCAGAAAGACTGCACCAACTGAAAGCTATTTGCTCAAGTTGTATTCACGAAAAGGAGTGTTTGGAGTACGCACTAGAAAAACAGATTCCCTACGGTATTTGGGGTGGCTCAACGCCAGCCGATAGAGATACCGTTGCAATTGCTAAAGGTAAGAGTTATGCGTTCAAAGGAATTGCATTAACGATTACCAAATTGCATAAAAAAGGGGTTTCTGCCAACGAAATTGC